AGGAGTTCTAATGGCTATCAAATACGAATACAGTTCAACCTGTTGCTCTCATTATTATATAGAAACTCGCAATAATGATGATGCTCAGGTAGTTACTAAGTGCAATATCTGCGGTCAGGGTGAGTATCAGCTTATTCAACAAACAGTTTTAGAAGAGACAATCCCGATGAGGAGCAATAATGAAACTAACCAATAAACAAAAATCAGCAATCAAGTCATATTTGAGAGCTGTAGCAGCTTCTGGAATAACTGTGGCACTTGCCATTGTAGGAGATGTTAAGCCTGAATATGCAGTCATGCTCGGTGCGTTAATCGCTCCACTAATCAAAGCCATTGATCCAACTTCTGGTAAAGAAGCCGATTATGGTATTGATGCGAAATGACACCCAACGATTGGGTTGCATTAGCCGTTGGTGGATGCGCAATCGCAAGCAGTTTATTACTGGCTCTGCGCTGGGTTATTAAATCCTATTTAGCCGAGTTGAAACCTAATGGTGGAGCATCAATAAAAGACCAAATTAATCGACTTGAGAAGCGTGTCGATGATCTGTTTGTTTTAATCAGTAAGTCATAATTTTAATATGGCGAACACACGAAAACCTATCAAACGCAAAAAGATCAATCGTCGCGTAGTTCGCCAATCTCCTGAGCCATTAAATAAGATCGATCAACATTACATGGCTCTACACGAATGCTATAAAGCAGCTAGAAAAGCAGGATTTACGCCTGAACACGCTTTTTGGCTTATGACTGAACATAAGACATTTCCTGATTGGATCGTAGGCGATGGCGGAATCATTCCATCCATTGATCCAACTGACGATGAGGATGACGATTAAGCGATATCTGGTAATTTCAGATTTACAAATCCCATACCACCATGAAGCAGCTGTAAAGAATGTCATTAAACTGGCACGCCGTGAAAAGTTTGATAGCGTTTTATGTGTTGGCGATGAGATTGACTTTCAAACCATTTCTCGATGGGCTGAGAAAACACCTTTGGCTTATCAGCAAACCCTTGATACTGACCGCAAGGCAACTCAAGATATTCTTTGGGCATTAACTGAAAATGCCAAGGAAGCCCACATTGTTAGATCAAATCACACCGATCGGCTTTACAACACACTTTTGAAAGTGCCGGGCTTACTTAGCCTGCCAGAACTGCAATACGCAAAATTCATGGATTTCGATTCACTTAGCATAACTTTCCATAAATCCTTTTATGAGTTTGAAAAAGGCTGGATCTTGGCTCATGGCGATGAAGGCAATTCAAATCCTAATGCCGGAATGACTGCATTGAACTTAGCCCGCAAAACGGGCAAAAGTTGCGTTATTGGGCATACGCATCGCTTGGGCATGAGTGCTTATTCTGAGGGCATAGGAGGTCATTACAGACCTTTATATGGCATTGAGGTAGGAAACCTTATGAATAAGGCAAAAGCCTCTTATACGCGAACTGTAGCCAATTGGCAGATGGGTATTGCTATCCTCGAATGGAATGGCAAGAATATGACTCCAACGCTAATTCCAATTAACAAAGACGGATCATTCACAGCTCTTGGAAAGTCGTATGGAGTGTGAAACAGACTATCAGCCACGCACGATTGATGATCATATCGATGCAGTTGAGGCTCTTGGCTTTATCTAATCGTTATAGAACACGCCGAAAGTAATTAACCACGCTTCCTTGATTTAGGTCATACTTTATGTATTCACAGATCGTCTGTGGATATGTAGGGAGCGACATGACACTAAAAGAAGCTGGTCTATGGTGGGTGGCAACAATGGTTGCAATCATCTGGGCTATGGGAATACACGAAAACGCAAAACAAACACATTACTGGCGCGGTCGCAAAGATGGCTGGGATATGCATCGCAGGATGATAGAAAATAAAAACGATGCCAACAAATACTGAGCATCTGTTTGATGAGGTCATTACTACGATCCAACAACGCGGAAGTGTCTATGGACATCCGTATTACAACCACAAACGAATTGCGGGCTTATGGTCTGCTTATCTCGACTTCCCAATCACACCACATCAAGCTGCATTATGTATGGCACTCGTCAAGGTGTCTAGGCTTACTGAAACTCCGGATCACGCCGACAGTATCAAAGACTTCATCGCCTATGGTGCTGTCTATAAAACTGTGCTTGATGCCGTCAAAGATGAAAACTGGGAGGACTAATAATGGCTTTTAACTTAGCAGATTATGAAACAGTAGAAACACGATTGGAGAAATGGCATGGACAATTTCCAGATGGACGGATCGAAACAGAACTTGTTGAGGCATCAAACACTAGATTCATTGTTGTTTGTCGGTTATTCAAAACAGAGGCAGATGCCAAACCATGTTCATCGGGTATCGCTTCTGAAACGATTTCAGATCGCGGTGTCAATGCAACTTCTGCGTTGGAGAATTGCGAAACTTCAGCGATCGGTAGAGCTCTTGCAAATGCAGGTTTTGCGGCTAAAGGCAAAAGAGCGTCAAGAGAGGAAATGGTAAAGGTTGAACAATTTACACCAAAGTATTCTGCTCCGGGTTCTAAGGCGCGTGCTATGGAACAAGCACTTCACTTGGTTGATCAAAAGCAAACGACAAACGAACCTGCGCCAGTTGAATGGGCTGTTGGTGATGTTGTCGCTTCAATCGGATCAAACACACCGGCGCAAGAGGAATGCAAACATGGACCAATGATACTGAAACAAGGAACTGCAAAAACTGGTAAGCCTTATTACGGATATGTTTGCTCAGCTGCTAAACCAGATCAATGTGATGCACGATGGGCAAAAATTACCGCTAATGGTAAATGGTATTTTGAAGGAGGTGAATAAATGGGTTATGTAGAGATTATCGATGGCTCTGGCTTAATGGCAACGATTGAAAACGATGCTATCAAAGTAGAGCCAACGACAGTTCATTGCGATTTGTGCAACGATGACAGATTACTTCATGAGGGCGATCTGCTTCGATGCTATTCCTGTCATTCAATCAATCGGATTCCTTAAATGCCGAATTACGAATACGAATGCGATGGCGAGGGATTGAGTATTGTATTGGATCTTCCAATGGAGCACGAAATCCCCCGTTGTCAAGTATGCGGTGCTAATTTAAGGCGTGTCTATAAAGCTGTGCCGGCAATCTTTAAGGGCACCGGATGGGCTGGTAAGAAATGAAATTCAAATGTAATGGCTGCAAACGCGAAACTCAATTCATTTGGCTTGGTGAATTCCAGACAGCTGAGGGATTTAGGGTTTATCAATGTCTTGATTGCCAATGCGTAGGCACTAAGAATATGGCTGAGGCTATCGACCGCGATGGTGATGTTTCAAGGTGTGATTCATGTGGATCATGGCAGTTCTCTGGTAAGCCTTGTCATACTTGTTTGCTGATTGACTTCAAATGACCGAGGCTGGTTATGATCACAACTGGATTGATCAATATGGAATTGTGCCTTACTTTGACTTGCCGTCTGACCTGCGGTTATGTTAATGGATTTGGAGTGATGTGATACCCTTAAACGCAAATTCGCTTTCAGAGCGAAAGGGCGATCTGCGAAGCAGAAAGATCGCAAGGTTTGGTTTGGTGATATCTCTGTTCATTGTCATTAACACTGCCTTTCTAAAGATTGATTCCGTTTATGCTGATACCACTAATAACTACAGACAATGGGCTTTCATACAGCTTAATAACTTAGATGAGTTCTATTGTTTAGATGAGCTGTATTACAAAGAATCAAGATGGAATCCAAAAGCCGTATCTCCATCTGGTAATCATTATGGAATACCTCAAGGCAAAAGCAAATACCTATTAAGAGCTAATGGATACAAGCAAGTTGAATGGGGTATCAAATACAACAATTTGCGTTATGGTTCTATGTGTAAAGCATTACATCATTTCAAGACAAAGGGTTGGCATTGAGTAAAAGCGCATTAAGAGATACTGGATCAACCAGACAATGGCGTAACATCAGAGAACGCATACTCAGGAGAGATGCATACATCTGTCAATACTGCTCACAAGAAGCAGATACAGTTGATCATGTGATACCTAGACGATTAGGTGGTAATGATACTG